TGATCGGGACTGAAACCATTGGTTACGGCTATATAACCGGCAGCACCTTGTACAACTGTACGCGTGGCCAGAACAACACCACGGCGGCATCGCACACCGCTGGTGCCAGCGTGTACGTACAGAATCTCCCGTCCATTACTGTCTGGCCAACGCCGGACAACTCCACGACTTATCAATTTGTCTACTGGCGCATGCGCCGCATCGACGATGCTGGTGGCGGTGTGAACACAATGGACGTGCCATTTCGCTTTTTACCCTGCATGGTTGCCGGGCTGGCCTACTATTTGGCGCTAAAGGTTCCCAATGGAGCCCAACGTCTGGAGATTCTTAAAGCCCAGTATGACGAGGCTTGGCAGTTGGCGGCAGACGAAGACCGCGAGAAAGCCGCAGACCGGTTTGTGCCGCGCCAGTATTTCATAGGAAGCGGGTCGTGAGATGGGCAATAGGTTCTCATCTGGCAAGAATAGTATCGCCATGTGCGATAGGTGCGGTGCTCGGTTCAAATTAACTGAGTTACGCAAGGAAGTAAAGAAGACAAAGACGTACAATTTGCTTGTGTGCGGTTCTTGCTGGGATCCTGACCAGCCGCAGTTGCAGTTGGGTATGTACCCGGTGGATGACCCGCAAGCTGTACGCAACCCGCGTAATGACACTACGTACGTAACGGCAGGCGTTAATAGTGCTGGGAGCCTTACAGGCGGGTCAAGGGATGTTCAGTGGGGGTGGGCACCGGTAGGCGGGGCCAGTTCTTTTGATGCAGTTCTTACGCCAAACTACTAAGTACGAACGACGAGTGTTGGTACAGTTAGCATATCGGTTACATAGGAGTTAATCATGGACAAAAAACAAGTAAAGCAAATCGCGGACACTGAGGCCAAGAAGATGGTCAAGGGTCACGAAAGCCGCATGCACGCCAAAGGCATGAAAAAAGGCGGCCCAACCAGCGAAGACCGTATGCGCGTGGGCCGCAACTTGTCTCGTGCAGCTAACCAGAAAACGGGGTAAATCATGGCATACAGTATGAAAAGAGACGGCAAAGAAGTTGGCCCCGCCAGCGTTTACGCGCCTCCACACACAATGGATGGCAAAGCCATGAAGATTTCCGGTAACCCCGGCAAATCACCCAATCGCAGCACGTTGGATACGCTGGATATCAGCGTTGGTGGCATCAGCAAATCTGCCGGTAATGAGACCGTCAAAACCAGCGGCATCAAAATGCGCGGCACTGGCTGCGCAACTAAAGGCGTGATGTCGAGAGGCCCGATGGCATGAACTACGCTGCGCTTGTAGTTGCGATTTCCGATTACACGGAGAACACCTTTCAAACGGTGGATGTAAACCTGTTCATTACACAGGCAGAGCAGCGCATCTACAACTCGGTACAGTTTCCTTCGTTGCGTAAGAACGTGACCGGCTCTTTGACGGTTAACAACAAGTACTTGGCGTGTCCGGACGACTTCCTCTCGCCTTATTCGCTTGCCATTTTTCCGGCAGGTGGTGGAGAGTACATATTCTTGCTTAACAAGGACGTTAACTTTATGCGGGAGGCGTACCCCAATCCGACTTCTACGGGGACGCCTAAGTACTATGCGTTGTTTGGCCCGTCGGTATCTGGCGCTACAGTTAGCAACGAACTGACTTTTATCCTCGGCCCAACGCCTGATGCGACATATTCAGCGGAGTTGCACTACTACTATTACCCTGAGTCGATCACTACGGTGGCCAGCGGGCAGACTTGGTTGGGTGACAACTTTGATTCCGTACTGTTGTACGGTGCTTTGGTCGAGGCGTACACCTACATGAAGGGTGAGACTGACATGATGGGCCTGTACAACCAGAAATTTATGGAAGCACTTGCGTTGGCCAAACGTCTGGGTGATGGTCTGGAGCGTCAGGATGCATACCGCAGCGGTCAATTTAGACAGGCGGTCACATGAGCATAGTCCAGACCCAGACCACCAGCTTCAAAAAGGAGTTGTATCAAGGCGTTCACGATTTGTCTACGGACACGATCTACATTGCTTTGTACACGGCTGCGGCAGATTTGAACGCCGCAACCACGGTCTACTCCAGTACCAATGAGGTTGTGGCCACAGGCTACACGGCTGGCGGGCAAATTATGACCGGGGTAGCTATCAATACGGACGGCTACACCGCCTACGTCAACTGGGCCAACGTGGTTTGGACTTCGGCTTTAACAGCCCGATGCGCGCTGGTTTACAACGTGACCCAAGGCAACAAGTCTATTGCTGTGCTGGACTTTGGTTCGGACAAGACTTCGACCACCACGTTTACAATCACGATGCCCAGCAATACATCGACAACCGCATTGATAAGGAGTTCAAATTGATAGTTACGACTACCAAAGGCGACATGGATGACTCCCTCCTTGAGAAGCGGGAAGGCGCAGTCGATAACGAAATTGAATACACAACTTGGGTTGAGTACTGGTTAGATGGTGAATTGGTTCACCGCTCTGCCCATGTCAGCCTGAAAACTTCCCCTTCGTTGCTTGCTGAAGCAGCGCAAATTGCATAAGGAAATATCATGGCAAACACCCAATCAATGTGTACCTCGTTTTTGGGCGAGTTGATGACCGCAACCCATAATTTTGGGGCTTCTCCTGTTCGTGGCGCGTCTACTGCGGATACGTTTAAAGCAGCACTGTATTTAGCTTCGGCTACGATCAATGCGGCAACAACTGTTTATACCGTTACTGGTGAAGTTTCTGGAACCGGATATAGCGCAGGTGGGGTCACGGTAACCAATGCAACCGCGCCAACTTCTACCAACAGTTCATCTACGGCTGGCGTGGGATATTGGACGGCATCCGCAAGCATTACGTACACCACAGTGACTTTGACAACGGCCTTTGATACGGTGTTGATCTACAACTCTACCCAGAGCAACAAGGCTGTGAGTGTCCACACGTTTGGTTCGCAAACAATTACGGCTGGCACGTTTACATTGACGATGCCATCAAATACCACGACTACTGCATTACTGCGGTTGGCTACAACCTAACAAGGAGCAGCAGGTTACTGCTGTATAACCAATGTTCGGCATAGCCCCATTTGCAGGCGCTCCATTTGCCTCGCTTGCGGGGCAGACGGTTGTTGTCGCCCTTACGGGGGTAAGCGCATCTGGAAATGTAGGCACAGTTGTATATACGCCGCTTGTAACAGCGGCATTGACAGGCGTATCAGCTACCGGGTCGGTTGGAACAGTATCCTTAGCAGATCGTAGCCTTACTCTTGCTGGGGTATCGGCATCCGGTGCAGTAGGCACGGTTGTTTACTCGCCTTTAACATTAATTGCGTTAACGGGAGTTTCTGCTTCTGGAAGTGTTGGGGTTGTTGTCCCAAGCCAAAGTTTGGCGCTTACCGGAGTTTCAGCCTCTGGATATGTTGGGACTTTGGCAGCAAGTCGAGTCCAGCCAGATAGCGGGGTATCGGCTACAGGTTCTGTTGGCAGCGTTGGGTTTAATATATCTGTGGCGCTTACTGGGGTTTATGCCCAAGGCGCGGTCGGCACAGTGACTCCCGTGTATTGGAAACTAATTGATGACAGCCAGACACCCAACTGGCAAAATATCACAGATACCCAGTCCCCCAGTTGGGGGCTGATTGATGATGCACAAACACCGGGTTGGCAGCTTATTAGCACTCCAGTCTAAGGATTAAATATGGCACTTGTACTAGCAGATCGAGTAAAGGAAACAACCACTACCACAGGTACTGGAACAGTGACTTTGCTTGGCGCATCCACTGGATACCAATCCTTTTCTGTCATTGGCAACGCCAACACAACTTATTACACTATTGCAGGTCAAACTGGCTCTGAGTGGGAAGTTGGTATCGGCACTTATACATCTTCTGGCACAACGCTGGCGCGTACCACGGTCTTGGCATCCAGTAATTCCGGCTCTTTGGTCACGTTTAGCGCTGGAACCAAAGACGTATTTGTCACCTACCCTGCTGAGATTGCAGCATACGCCAGCAATAACCCCGGCACATCTGGGCAGCTTTTGGTTTCAAACGGCACGGGCGTAGCACCTTCTTGGCAGGCAGCCTCCGGTGTGTCACAGGCCAAGGCCACAATGATCTCTAATCTCTTCGGCTTCTAAGGAGCAAACATGGCAAATCCAAACCTATTAGCCGCGACAACATCCTACGGGAATACGGCTTACGTTATCCCCAGCACAACATCAGCGACCACATCTTGGACGTACAACGGCACGACTTCGCTGACCGGTTTGACTCCGGCGGCGGGTACAGTTAACCGTATCACAAGCATCATTGTGTCCAACACCACAGGATCGGCAGCAAACGCTACGATTGCAATTGGTAACAACGCGACCTTCGGAAGCGCCACAGTGGTGGCGTATATGGCCTACCAGATCAGCGTACCGGCAAATGCCTCCCTGATTGTGTCCGACAAGACCACGGCCTTCTATGTTACGGAAAACCAATCGGTTGGCGTAACCAGTGGCACGGCTTCTGCGTTGACTTACGCAGCAACGTTTGAAGCGTTTACCTGATAGGAACAGCATCATGTCGATGCGCTACCCCGGCTCCTTTAGGACAGTCAGCTTTAACCCGCTGGCTGCGCCTGTTGTAAGTTATCTTGTAGTAGCTGGCGGTGGCGGCGGCGCTGGGGGGTATTCTGGAGACGGCTCTTCTGGCGGAGGCGGAGCAGGGGGATTTCTTACTAATAGTGGGATGTCTTTAACAGCAGGAACATCGTATACCGTTACGGTAGGCGCAGGTGGAAGCGGGGGAGCAGCAGGGCGCAATTACGGGGTTGTAGGTGGCGATTCAGTATTTAACGGAATTACAGCTACTGGCGGTGGCCGTGGGGCGTATCAATCTGGTGCTGCGGGCGGTGCTGGAGGTTCAGGTGGTGGTGGCGCTGGAGGTGGAAGCCCCGCAGCGGGCGCTGGTGGGGCGGGGACATCTGGTCAAGGAAGCAATGGTGGTGCTGGCGGAGGGGCAAGCAGTTATTTGGGCGGGGGTGGTGGTGGTGCAAGTGCTGTAGGCGGCAGCGCTTCTGGCGGATCAAATGGTGCAGGCGGTGCTGGCACTGCATCATCCATAACAGGGTCTTCTGTTACCTATGCTGGCGGCGGCGGCGCTGGATGCAACTATTACACACCAACAGCACAAACACCCGGAGCAGGCGGCGCTGGAGGTGGCGGCGGTGGCGGGGCAGGGACTAGTAATGGAACAGCAGGAACAGCAAATAGGGGTGGCGGTGGGGGCGCTGGCGCAGCAGATACTGGAAATGGCGCGGGGGGCGCTGGTGGCTCTGGCGTAGTTATTATTTCCTCTTTAATACCCGCCGTGTCTACTACAGGATCACCTACCATAACCGCAAGTGGCGGAAATACCATTTATACCTTTACTTCCAGCGGAACGATTACGTTTTAGATCATGGCGCAATACTCTGGAATTTGGACACTACAAAAGCAGATGCAAGCAGTTGCGGCTGGAACTTGGACTAATTTAGCCCCTACATCTATTGAAGTTCTTGTTGTGGCGGGCGGTGGTGGTGGCGGCGGTACTGAAACCGTTACAGGCGGCGGTGGATATATTGGCGGAGGTGGTGGCGCTGGAGGCTTACTTACGCAAACTGCTCGTTCTGTTACAAGTGGGACATCCTATACAGTAACCATTGGCGCAGCAGGTGCTGCGGGAACAAGTTCAGCAAGCAACACTAGCGGAACTACTGGCGGTAACTCTGTATTTGACACAATTACTGCAAACGGTGGCGGCGGCGGTGGTAAAGGACTTACAAGCGCATCGGGTCTTAGCGGTGGGTCTGGCGGCGGCGGGGGAAGTACATCAGGCGGGTCAGGCGCTGCAACTCAAGGAAATTCTGGCGGCGCTACTGGCTATGGATTTGCTGGTGGTTCTACTTCATCTGGAGGATCAGGGTATGCGGCTGGAGGTGGCGGTGCTGGGGCGGTAGGCGGCAATGGAACAACCAGTATTTCTAGCGGCGTTGGCGGCGCAGGATTGGCCTCATCTATAACCGGCTCAAGCGTAACGTATGCAACCGGAGGAAGCGCGCAAAGCTCAACTGGAGGCAATGCAACAGCCAATACCGGCGATGGTGGTCTTGTACGACGAGACAATACCGGCGCATTTAACGGCGGGTCAGGAGTTGTAGTTGTTCGTTACCCTGATACATACAAAGACGCCACCACTACCGGATCACCTACATTTACAAGCACAGGTGGTTACAAAATCTATAAATTTACCGCCAGCGGCACGATTACTTTTTAAGGTAGCACATGAGCCAAAAGTACATCGGTGGGTACATAACCAAATCTCCTACAGCCCCAACATCATCGGTGGCAAAAGGCATTTGGACGCTTGAGCAACAGGCTTATTACAAAGCGCAAGGCTTATGGCCTACCCCTCCAACTTTGGTGCAGTACCTTGTTGTTGCTGGCGGAGGTGGTGGCGGCGGCTCTAATGGCGGTGGCGGCGGTGCAGGCGGGCTCAGAACTGCAACTGGTTTTTCCGTTACCCCGGGGTCTGCTTTAACTGTAACAGTTGGCGCGGGGGGTACTGGAGGTAAATACAGTACATCCAACGGAACCAATGGATCGGACTCTGTTTTTTCTACCATAACGTCAACCGGCGGAGGGCTTGGCGGGAATGAAACTGGAACAGATACTGGCGCAAATGGCGGCTCTGGAGGTGGCGGCAACGGGTATGGAACTTCTGCTGGAACTAAGGCTGGCGGCACAGGAGTCTCGGGCCAAGGTTTTGCCGGAGGATTGGGAGGCCCAAGAGCTACAGGATACCCCTCTGGCGGCGGCGGCGGTTCATCTGCCGTTGGTCAAGATTACGCATCAGGGCAATCTGGCGCTGGTGGAGCGGGTACAGCATCTAGCATAACTGGAACCTCTGTAACTTACGCTGGCGGCGGTGGCGGAGGAGCATACACAGCATCAGCGGGTGCAGGCGGCGCTGGAGGTGGCGGCGCTGGGTCAACCAATAATGTTGCAGGTAATGCTGGCACTGCAAACACCGGTGGGGGAGGAGGCGGGTGCGGAAATAGCACTACTTTAAGCGGAGGTGCTGG